CATCGCGATGGGTTTTGCGATCACCGAGGAAGCCGTGGAGGACAACCTCTACGACTCTTTGTCTGCTCGCTACACCAAAGCTCTGGCTCGTGGTATGGCTTACACCAAGCAGGTCAAAGGCGCATCGTTGCTGAACAACGCAACTTCCGGTTCGTTCCTGTACGGCGATGGTCAGCCTCTGTTGTCTACAGCGCACCCGCTGGTGAACGGTTCCACCAACGCAAACCGTCCAGCAGCTCACGCTGACCTGAACGAGACCTCGTTGGAAGCCGCTATCATCGCAATGGCCAGCTGGACTGACGAAAAGGGCCTGTTGATCGCAGCCCGTCCACGTAAGCTGATCATCCCGCCAGCACTGCAATTCGTTGCATCTCGCTTGTTGGATGGCAGCAAAGCAGAGCGTTCTGGTACAGCCGATCGTGATATCAATGCACTGTTGACTGGGGGCGCAATCCCAGAAGGCTACGCAGTGAATCACTGGTTGACTAACACAACGCAATGGTTCCTGCTCACTGACGTGCCAAATGCACTGAAGCACTTTGTCCGTTCTCCAGTCAAGTCTGAAATGTTGGGTGACTTTGAAACAGGCAATGCACGCTACAAGGCACGTGAGCGTTACAGCTTCGGCGTGTCTGATCCATTGGGTATCTACGGGTCGGCCTAATAGAATCAAGCAGTTAGCTTCACGAAAGCCCTCTTCGGAGGGCTTTTTTATTCATGTGGTGGTTACCGCAGTTGACAGCGCCCTAGGAGGGGGTATCATATAGATAAGCGAAACCAACACACCCTATCTATATGACGAAAGACACCCTAAAACCCACACGTGCAGGCGCATTTGCTGCAGGAGACATGCTCTACTTTACTGGGGTACCTTGCCCCTATGGGCACACAGATGTCCGTTACGCCAAGACTGGGCAGTGCAAGGCATGTGTCAGAGAGTCTGCTAGGAAGGCTTACAAGAGCAAGACAGGGAAGACCCGAAAACGCTGGACCACTGAGACTATTGTGGATGCTTTCCGCCAAGTGCATGGTGACCTGTTTGACTATGCTTCTGTGCAATACACAAGGCATAAAGACAAGGTATCTGTCCTGTGCGCTGAGCACGGGGTGTTCCAGGTTACCCCAGATAACCACCTGTTAGGAAAAGGCTGCCCCAGATGCGCAGCACAGGGCACAGCGCAGCGATGCAACAAGGGGGTAGATAGGTTTATCGCTGATGCGCGGGCTTTGTGGGGGGCCCGATTTGACTATACCAAGGTGGTTTATGTGGATGCCAAAACACCAGTTTCTATAAAGTGTTGGCAGCATGATCAGATGTTCCTGCAAACCCCCACGAATCATCTTTCAGGTAAAGTGGCCTGCTCCCGGTGCAACCACACCAAATCTGCGCCTGAAGCCTCCATTGCATCCATGTTAGCTTTATTCACTGATGTGGTGCCTAGAGATAGAACCTTGCTGAAACCTAGGGAGCTGGATATGTATTTACCGGCGCGGCGGCTGGCTATAGAGTATTGCGGTGAGTATTGGCACTCCCATGGGGATGCCGAGGATGAAGCTGCAAGATCCATGAACCACTACCGCAAGCATAAAGATTGCGCAGCCCTAGGCGTTAGGCTGATCACTATATTCGAAACCGAGTGGCTTGAGCACAACTACGCGATACGAAGGCTGCTTCGAAACGCTGCTGGAGCTGGAAGGGGTCGCTTGATGGCCAGAAAGTGTCGCGTCGGTGTTGTTTCTAGCGCAGATGCCCGAGCGTTCTACGATCGGTACCACCCCCAAGGTGGCACTGGGGTGGGGGAGCACTACGGGTTATTTTGGGGTTCGGCTCTGGTGGCTTGCATGCGGTTCACTGAAGGGGCTAATGACCGAGGGGCTAACAAGAACCGGGTGTGGACCCTATCTAGGTATGCCACTAGGATTACGGTTGCGGGTGGGGCTTCTAGGTTGTTTTCCGCGTTTCTCCAAAGCAAAAACCCCAAGGAAGTAAAGTCCTTCTCCGACGACCGGTACTTTGACGGTGGGATGTATGAGAAGTTAGGCTTCACCCTTGAGGAAAACACCAAGCCGGATTATCAGGTGTGGCATCCTAAGCTCGGGCTACGTCCGAAGAGCCACTACCAGCGTCGGCTATTGCCTGCACGCGCGGCGGAGCTAGGTCTTAGGATGGACTTTGACCCAAGCACCGACCCAAGAACTGAGCGAGATATAACCTACCTCATCGGTGCGCGGCGGATATACGACTGTGGAAAAAAGCGCTGGGTGTGGCGTAGGCCTTGACCCCGTCCTCAGCCTGAAGTAATCTACCACCTGTTTCAACCTCCCCGGGGTTCCCCAACCCCAACTCGCCCCGATTAGTCGGGGCTTTTTTTGTTGACTGTTTCGAGTACCACGGGTATAACGCACCTATTCGAGAAACTCGTGGACCTAGACCGGCTCGACGGACGTGTAAGAGACTAGGCCCGTAATCCCTTACAGGAGCTCTATCATGGCAAAGACAACATTCAGCGGCCCACTCAAGATCGGTACTGCGGGCAATGATCCTTTGGTTCAAGGCACTGTGCTCATCGCGCAGAAAGTGTATTTCGTACCTTCCGCATCCATCGTCAATGGTCTGTACAACGGCTTCCCTGCAGTAGCTTGGGCGGCAACAGCAGCTGCGGCAACGGCGTCTGTCACCCTACCAGCGAACGCAACGATCCATGACTTCGTGATTGATCAACCAACCGTCACCACTGGTGGTACAGCGATCAACCTGACCTCGGGTATTTCTGCGGCCGGCGTTGAGTACATCGCCTCCACCGACGTGAAGGCCACAACCCGTTTGCGCCCCACCTTCACAGCAGCTCATCTGACATCGATGGCTAATATCGGTGCGAACACCAGTGTGTTCGTTCGAGTCACCCCCACTGTGTCGGCGGTAACCGCTGGCGTGCTGAGCGTGACGATCGTGTACGCCCAAGTCTGATAGGAGGTCTCTATGGCTCACTACCGTACAGCTGATGCTACGGCACCGTTCTTCCGTGCGGCGGCGATCACTCCGAGCGACGTGACCGTCATTGAGAACACCCGTGGTATCTACGTAGGCGGGGCAGGTAACGTAGCTGTGAAGCTGGCTGAGTCCCCTGCGGCGGTGAATCTGGTCGCGGTGCCGGTAGGGACCATCCTACCTATACAGGCGATTATGGTCCTGGCTACGGGCACAACAGCTACGAATCTCATCGCGTTGTATTGATGCGGAGGTAGCCGATGGCGACTTCAGGCACAGCGATATTCAATCCAGATGTCGCTGACATCATCGAAGAGGCATACGAGCGGATCGGGATCACGTCAGCTACGGGTTATGACGTGCGCACAGCGCGTCGCAGCCTGAACATCCTCGGACTTGAGTGGGCGAACCGTCAGGTGAACCTGTGGACTATTGAGCAGGTATCACTCCCGCTCGTTGGCGGTACGGCCACGTATACGCTTCCGGCAGATACGATCGATTTGCTCGACGTAGTGATACGCACGACATCAGGAGGTGCTAACACGGACCTCTCGATCGGTCGGTTGTCTACAGGTGAATACGCGGCTATCCCGACTAAGGCATCCACCGGTCGCCCCGTGCAGTTCTATGTGAATAGGCAAGCTGCGGCGCCAACGGTGACCTTGTGGCCGGTGCCGGCGGACACTACATATACGTTGGTCTATTGGCGCATGCGCCGTATTCAGGATGTTGGTAATGACGGTGCCATCACTGCGGACGCCCCCGCGCGGTTCATCCCTGCGCTCATTTCAGGATTGACGTACTATCTGGCGCAGAAGCGCGCGCCCGAGCGCCTCGTGGAGTGCAAGACGATTTACGATGAGCAGTTCACCTTCGCTATTGAGGAGGACCGCGAGCGAAGCTCGTTCATGGTCCTGGCCAAGGTAGGCAGATGACACGCTACGCCTCAGAGAATAAGGCGATAGGCGATTGCGATCGATGCGGCGTCACTCGTCCTCTGAAAGAACTGAAGTTCCTCACGATCCGCATGAAGAAGACGAATATCCGTGTCTGTTCTGATTGTTTTGAAGCGGATCACCCGCAGTACAAGCTGGGGACGTTCAAGGTCATCGACCCGCAAGCTCTGCAGGACCCAAGACCGCCGGACAATGCTGACCGGGCGTTGACCCCCGCAGCGACGAACACCCCCGGCGACCTACTCTATAACCCCTAGGAGCTACATCATGCCATTTAAGCCATTTGAAAAGAGCAGCAAAGACAAAGAGAAGAAGGGCGGCCCTAAAGAGGGCAGTAAGCGCGAAGAGTTCATGGACATGATCCAGAAAAAGAAAGGTGCTAAGTCTGGCGGCAAGACCAATTTCGCCAGCGGTGGTATCATGCGCGGGACCGGCTGTGCCACTAAGGGCAAGAAATTCAGCCGTAACGGCTAAGGAGGTACTATGTCTCGCAACAAGTACGGCTTACCAACGAAGAAGACTAAGCTCGCTCGCGGGCATCGTTATGCTGATGGTGGACTCGCCGAGGCGGACGAGCCTGAGTGGAAGCGTATTGCCCGTGAGGATCAAGCGCGGCGTGACGCGTACGACGCGGAGCCCGTGGTGGCACCTAAAACGAAACCTGCGGTCAAAGAAGATACCAGCACTATCGGGCGGTTGAAGGCGCGGAAGGCTAAGATGGATCGCCTGATGTCTGGGGACGACAGCGATGCCCCGGTGAAGAAGGCCGGTGGTGTGGTGAAGTCTCGTGGCAATGGGTGCGCGATAAAGGGCCATGGCAAAGGTAGGTTCAGATGAACTACGCAGCTTTAGCCGCCCTCATAGAGTCCACGACCCAGAACAACGATCCGGTGTTCCTAGCGAACATCGATCGATTCATCCAGATGGCGGAGCGGCGTATCCACATGGAGGCTAACCTACCCTCCAGCAGGAAGAACACTGCCGGTGCTTTGGTAGTTGGTTCACGCAGCTTGACGCTCCCGACAGACTACATCGTCGGTAAATCGGTTGAGATAACGACAGCGGCCGGTGTGGTGAACTTGCTGCCGAAGGCGGCGGAGTATCTGACGGAGATGTATCCGGTGGAGGCGACGCAGGCGCAGCCGAAGTTCTATGCGCAATATGACGAGCTGACCTTGCGTGTAGCCCCGACGCCAGATCAAGCGTATCCAGTAGCGTTCCATTATTTTGCGATGCCCTTGTCGATCGTTGTCACAGGAACCACGTGGCTCGGTGATAAGTTCGAGCAGGTACTGCTGTATGCCGCCTTACTGGAAGCTTACGTATTCATGAAGGGCTCTGAGGATGTGATGAAGTATTACAAGGCCGGGTATGATGCGGGGTTGGCTGAGATCCAGAAGGTCACAGCGGCGATCAACATGAGTGATTATCGATAGGGTGAACCATGGCTAGCACTTTTTCTACCGTATTGCGTACTGAACTACCTGGGCTGGGCGACCAAGCAGGTACCTGGGGCGCAACCAACAACTACAATATCGGGACTATTCTGGAGGCGGCTATTGCTGGGCGTGCCAATATCGCAGTCACCACTACGGATTACACGCTGAGCAATGGTGACGGGGCTTCCCCTAACGAGGCGCGGAACGCGCTGATTGTCGTAACTGGGGCCATGACTGCGGCGCGGAGCGTTATTGTGCCTAACGCAGCTAAATCCTGGTGGTTCTATAACGGTACCTCTGGTGGGTTCACTCTAACAGTCAAGACGGCGGCAGGTGCGGGCGTCGCTGTCCCCGCAGGTAAGTATCTGTTCGTGGTGTGTACGGGCACAGATGTTGTTGATCCGACCGGGGCGTCGACGAATATGCTGACCGCGCCGTCCGCGACAATCTCCGGGGCTTTGACCGTTTCCGGGGCGACCACGGTACCCGCTTCAAGCGTGGCTGGCGAAGCGGTGAACAACTCTAGGCTATCCGCGTACGTGTCCACGTATTTGCCGACCGGCATCATCTCGCTATGGTACGGTGCGATCGCGGCTATTCCTGCTGGGTGGGCCCTGTGCGACGGTACTTCCGGGACTCCTGATCTACGAGATAGGTTTGTTGTTGGCGCAGGTACTACATACACGGTCGCAGCGACAGGCGGTGAAGCTACGCATACGTTGACTACCGCTGAACTGCCGGCGCACGCACACTCGATCACAGATCCAGGGCACACACATGGGCTTGGTCGGGTTATCGGCGGCAATGGCTCCCTGCAGTTTACTCCTGGGGGTGGGGTGGCTGACCGCAACCCAGCTACTTCTGATTCCGCAACTACTGGCATCACAGGGACGAACAACGCAGGCTCCGGCGCGGCGCACGAGAACCGCCCGCCCTACTATGCTCTGGCTTATATCATGAAGCTTTAAGGACGTCTCATGCCTACCGTAACGCGAGTTTTAGCCAACACAGGGTCTCCCATCGTTAATGTCGCCGGTGTAGTGCTGCCTGGGGCTACGGTCACGTTCGAACTGGTAGATGCTCAAGGGAGCACCACGGATACGTTCGACTCGACTACCTTTGAGCGGGTCTACGGGTCGACTTCTACCGTGACCAATGCGCTGGGCGAGTTTTCTATAGCCCTGTGGCCAAACGATCGCGGTACGACCAGCACGCTGTACAAATGTACGGTGGATCAGCCAGGCGTAGCCTCTGTGTTGGGGTTCGTGCCTACGGGCGCAGTCGTGCTGACGTGGTTCAGCTTCAAATCCACGACCAACGGGTACACCCCCGCGCAGGCTACAGCGCTGGACAACCACGTCAACAACCTCAGCAACCCGCACGTCGTGACCAAGGCTCAGGTGGGGCTGGGTAACGTAGATAACACCTCGGACGTGAACAAGCCGGTGAGTACGGCGCAAGCTGCGGCGGATGCTTTGGTTTTGTCCACCGCTGAGGACTTTGCTACCGCCGCTGACGCGGTAGTACTGTCGTCAGCCAACGCATACACGGACAACAAGGTCCTGGGTCTGTATGACTTCCGTGGCGCGTTCGACGCGTCGGTGAATCTGTGGCCCTCGACAGGAGGTTCCGGTACTGCTGGGGCGATCATGAAGGGCGACGTGTGGAAAGTATCTGTCGCAGGGACCCCGGCAGGGCACACCGGCGCGTTGCAAGTCGGCGACTCGATCTTAGCAGTGGTAGACACTCCCGGGCAGACCGATGCTAACTGGGCGGTCATGTCGTTGGGCTTGGGATTCGTGCCCGAAGATGCAGCAAACAAGTCGGCCTCCGTCGTAACGGATCAGACATCGGACATTAAATTCCCCTCGGTCAAGGCCGTCTTCGACTGGGCTGTCGCGCTGTTTGTAAGCCGCACGTCGGCTACAGGATCAGCAATCCTCCCCTCTGGAACTACTGCTCAACGCGATGGAACACCTGCTGCGGGCTACACTCGATTCAACTCAGACTATAACAAGACTGAAGTGTTTAACGGCTCTTCTTGGACTGGTCTTGGTGGAGCTAACGGTAACGGTGGTGATGCGGTGTTCTACGAGAATGACCAAGTGGTTACTTCTGACTACACCATCGCAGCCAATAAGAATGCCATGAGTGCTGGCCCGATAACTATTAACAGCGGTGTTACTGTAACGGTTAGTTCCGGTGCAGTATGGACAATCGTTTAAGGGGAAATAAATGAGCGTAACAATTAACGGAACAACTGGAGCAGCATAATCATGGCAGGCAATCTAAAAGTTCAACAAGTGCAGCTAGGGGATAGCGCAACAGCAACAAACAACTTCGTACTGT